ATGAACGATTACAGAATCACCTACACCACCGAGGCCGGGGACAGCTTCGATTCCATCATTACAGAGCGCACCGAGGCCGCTGCTCGCAAGTTTTTCACCTCCATGAACAAGGGTCTCGGCTTCACGGTCACCAACATTGAGCTTCACCATGAGAACACCTGCGCCACCAAGCAGCAGGAACGGGACACGTTGGCGGCCATTCAGAAGATGGTCGAGGAGCTGGGGCCGCAGAGCTACCTCGCCACGGCCTTTGAGGGCTGCTTCGAGGATGCGGAGAGCAACATCGAGAACGACTTCGGGGACAGCATGAAAGCCCGGTGGCTCCACGCAGACGCACAGCTCAATGCGGCGAATGGAACTATCGAGGAGCTGAAAGAACGGCTCGCGGAGAGCCAAAAGGACTACGAGGCCGCCCATGCAGCAGCCCACGCTATCGCGGAGGAGAAAGACGCGGAAATCGCGGCCCTGCGGGAGCGCATCATCCCGGCAGACAATCTCACCGATTGTAAGCAGATTGCCGAAAACCTCGTTGAGGAGCTTCGCCAGAAAGTCAAGGCGGCGGAGGCCACAATCCTTGAGTACGCGGAGCACCCGGAGACTACGACGTTCTGCGACGCGGTGAGAGGGCGCAAGAACCTCACCAAGGACATCGCTTACTATGAAGCCCTCGTTGAGCGGCTGGCGGCGGCGGAGAGGCTTGCCGGGCAGGAGTAATTTTTTTACCGTCGAATGACGCGAAACGGGGCGAAACGCCCCAGCGAACGGCTCGATAATACCCGATACGGGGCGCTGACCTATCGGCAGGACGGGGAGAAAGGACATCAATATGCCAGATCAACCAACTAAGCAGGAGATGGACCTGCTTGAGGGCTACCCCAGCGAGATCGAACTGCGCGACCCGGATAGATATGATTTTCTTGGGCAGAGCGCAGCTACCATCTGCAAGGTTAAAGACAGGAGCATCCTCTTGTTCGAGAAACGATACCGTGCAGCCCGTGATGTAATCGACATCATTGCAAAACGCATTGGTATTGACCCGGAGGACACATGCTACTGGCTGTATGCGCCAGACGTAGACGGCTCCTCTCCTATTGTTCGCCTGATGGACGAATACTTTGACCGCAGCGGCGACAAGGTGAAGCTCAAGAAACGCATCAAAGAGCTTGAGGACGAAAACAGGTTCTTGCGCTCCATGATTACAGTAAAACCAGCGAAATAGAGGATTCCCGCCCCGGAGGTTACGAGGGCAGAAAGGAGACATCATGGATATTAAGAAGGTCTTGGAAATCATGCGAGGCTCAAAGCAGTACGAATTTCATGGCGCGGTGCTTACGGTCACGGGCTACTACACAGGGGAGCGGGTCAAGCTCGACCTCTCAAACCTCACAGAGGAAATGCTTGATGAGCTTGCGCCGGACGACGACAGCGGGGAGGAATGTTAATGCGCTACTACAGCACACAGCGCCCGGTCGGGCCGGGCACGTTTCCGAAGCCGAAAGGGAACAAGTACTTGTGGTTTCACAATTTCGACAGCAAGACCTACTGCGAGGAGATTGACCGGGAGGCGTGGGGCTACATCGACTACCAGCAGCCCCTCGCCCCGGAGCAGGCGGCCAGCTACGAGCTGACCCCGGCAGTAAAGGTAGCGGAGTACGTCATCTACCGCTGCCCGGACGGGAGCATCCTGCTCGACTGGAACGAAACCCTCTGGAAGTTCAGCTACCCGACGTACCCGAAACACCGCTGCACAGAGCTTGAGAGGGGCTTCTCCGAGGGCGGCATGGCGCTCCCGAAACTCCACGCAGCCATGAAGGAGAAATATCTCAAAGAGGGCGGCCATGACGAGACGTAAGGAAATCGACTTCGAAATCCGGCGGCAGGCCGTCCGCCTTTATCCCCGCTGTGTGGCGCTGTTTGAGCTTCCGCTGATGGTCTACACGCAGATTATGAACGACAACACCACCCGGAGGAAGCCCTACCGGGTGAGCGAGAAGCGGATCAAGGACATCATCGGCACCATGCCGGAATTTCAGTGAGGAGGATATACCATGAACAGATACGCAGAGCTGCGCCACCGCCAGCAGAAGGAGTTTGACGCGCTTCCCCTCGGCTTCGCTTTCGGGCGGAAGCAGTTCGACGAGATGATGCGGGGCTGGGGCCTCGACCCAGAGAAGGACGTGGACAAAATCTACTCCATCGGGGCGGGGGGCTACGTCCAGAAAAAGGACGCTGACCTCCTCCACAAGACGAGGGAGCGCCACGACGCGGAGATGGCGGCGGCCATTGCGGAGGACACGACCGGGGAGGGCTTCATCTACCAGATGTTCCTCTACGAGCTGGACAATCACGAGTACGGCTACACCAGAGACACCGAGGACACGCTGGACGCGCTCGGCTACACGGCGGAGGAAGTTCTCGGCGACCCCCGCCTCAAGCGCGGCATCGAAAAGGCCGTCACAGAGATTTGCAGAAGGGAGAGTTGAATATGTCCTGCTTTGTGATGAACCCGGAGCCGCTGGCGGCGATTGCAAACGCCGTCGAGACCCGGCTCAACTGCGACTACAACTACTGGGGCTTCTCGGCCCCGGACAGCCTCTACCGCGAGCTGGCGGACTGCAAAACGTCCTGCACCTACTTCGCGGAGGAAATCTACAAGAAACTCTACGCAGTCAACGTCCGAGCCTACAACGGGCGCTACATGAGCCATGAGGAACCCGTAGACGAGGAGGCCCCCGCCATCGACGTAGACAATTACACCGTCCACCGCAGGCCGGAGTACCGGGAGCATGGCTTCGCCGTCCGCCCGTGGCACTACAAGCTCGCAAAGCTCCTCGATTGCTGGCTCTACCAGACGACAGAGGACGCGACATACAAAGACCCGCTGCGGCTGGCTATGGTGGAGTTCCGGGACAACCTCTACAGTTTCATTGTGACGAACAGACCGGAATATGTCACTTCAAGTTGGGGCGATCTTCCACAGCACGCAGCAGAGGAAAGCGGGGAGGAGGCGGAAAATAATGCCTAAATATCCTAAAAAGTTAAAAGCTGTTGAGTATTTTGTTCCTGGACGGAAGCGCAGGATTGCCGGGTCTACCACTGCCACTGGTGACTTCCTGACAATTATTCATCAAGACAACCCCACCGCGACAATCTCACAGATTAGGGAACTCATCACTGATGAGACAAAATTTATCATTTGCCCCGAGGCTGTAGCTGTCCTGGATGCCTACATCAAGTTCGGCTACGGGGACTACATTCCAAACTGGAGTTAAATAGAGGACCACCAATACTACCACTAAGAAACAGTTAGGGGGATTAAAACGGCTATGTATGATTACAAAGACAAAATCAGGAAGCTCCTCGCGCTGGCGCAAAGCCCGGTGGAGGCAGAAGCAAAGGCGGCGCTTCTCAAGGCCCGTGAGCTGATGGCAAAACACAAGCTCACCGAAGCGGAGCTGGGAGAGGCAAAGAAGCAGGCCGTCCGGGACGTGAAGACGGACATCACCTGTAGCAAGCGCCGTGACCCGTGGATTGTCGGTCTCTCGGCGGTTATCGGAGAGCATTACTGCTGCAAGGGGTACAGGTCGCGCTACCACGGCCAGCAGACGCAGATCATCGGCTTTATCGGCCTTGAGGACGACGTGGAGGTCTGCATGGCTATCTTTAAGTACGCGGTGGACTGCATCAGCGCCGGGGTAAAGAAACTCAAGAAGGAGCTGGACGGGTACTACCCTTGGTACATCAAGCAGCAATGCGACAGCTACGGCTTCGGCTTCACCGAGGGCATTGAGACCGCCCTCCAAGGGCAGGACGAGGAGAAGCGCGGCGAGTGGGGCCTTGTATTGGTGATGCCGCAGGGGGTACAGGAGGCCTCCCAGCGCCTCGGCAAAGAGGATTTCAAGGCCCGGACGGAGGACACCATCGACCCTCGCGCCTACGCGCAGGGGTACGCGGAGGGCAAGGAGTTCGACCCGGCCCACAGGCTCGGAGAGGGGGTGGCGGTATGAGCGGGAAGCTACAGGAAATGCTTGAGGCATTTCGCAACGACGAAAACTGGAACACCCCGGAGCCGGGCGGCGGCCACCGCTTCGACAAGGAGCTTGAGTGGCTTGAGGGAATGGTCAAAGCATACGCCGAAAAGCTGGGCCGCTCGGTGGACGAGGTGGCCGAAATCATGGAGAAGGGGCGGACGTGCTCTTGGCCCAACTACTACCAGCCCGCCAACTTCCCCGGCCTCGACAGCGCCAGCCTCGTCGGAGTTTTCGACACCTACGATGCGTTCCACGAACACGCCCGCCAGCACTGGAAGGGCTTCACCTGTCCGAAATGCGGAACCATATCCCCGCACCCGCAGCTCTGCATACACCGTCTTAAAGAGGACGGGGAGTGTGACTGGTGTTCCTACGGACTGTTTAAGTCCTTCAAGCGCGTTGTCATTCTTGAAAACGGGCTTGAGGCCATTCCCATCTTCGAGCCAGCCGAAAAGGAGGAAGCAACATGAGCGGATGCGTTCACGTCAGGCCCATCGGCGGGGAGCATATCGCCTCCTGCAATGCCTGTCTCGCCAGAAACTACGACACGACTATCGCAACGGGGACAGGGGAGAGGGTGGACACCCTCTATGAAATCCACGTCAGCAGCGGCTCCTCCAGCATCTCCATCTGCCTCTGCCGGGACTGCCTGTGCAAGCTGGTAGGGGAGGCGTACCTCGCCTGCAACCCCGCCAGCGGGACGAAGGAGGCGACGACATGACACCAGAGCGGCAGGCGGAGCTTATTTCCAAGGCTTGTAAAGAGGCTGGGCTTGACAGCCATATCCGCCTCATTGAGCGCCGGAAAGAGGCGCAGACGTGGGCGGAGAAGATAGCCGTCCAGTTCATGCAGGCCGGGCAGCAGCTCCCCGTGAAGAACAGCTATATGTTCTGCGACACGCTGGATATGTGCTTCTTCTACGGGCCGGGAGACACCCCGAAAGTGGCCTACGCAGGCCACGCCGGAGCGGACGAGAGGGACATCACCGATGGCAAGCTCATAGAGGCGTTCCACAAGGCGGACGCGGTTTTGCGGGCCATGAAGCGGCTGGCGGGAGAGGAGGCGCAGGAGCCTTGA